ACCGACTTTAGAAATTGTCGCAGGCACTACTAAAAAGCCATCTTTCGTAATAGTTCGCTGTGTTTTTGCTTGAGTTGTTTTATCTGTAAATTGCATTTATTTACCCCAATAAAAAACCCGACCATTTCTGATCGGGTTGTTTGATGAATTTGTTTGTTAATTTTCTAAAAATTCTTTTGCTTTAATATACTTGGCTTTTCTCTCTAAATCTTTTTCGGTAATCTTTAATAGTCGAGATAGATCCATATTATGAGATAAATCGGCAATCTTAACTAACCGCGCGATAGGATTAGCTTTTACTCTGTTTAGATAGTCTGCATACGGCTCGCCATTGCGTTTAGTTATCGCATCTACCGCTTGCGCCACTGAACTTCCAAAGTAATAAACCAAATCATCAAAAGTGGTTTCTGTATCTTCCACGCTATCATGCAACCACGCTACCGCCACCATATCTTCCGTTGGCTCAACAAGATTATTAACCACTGCCTGCAAGTGTCCAATATACGGCTTACCAGCCTTGTCCACTTGATTAGCGTGTATTGACTTTGCAAATAATTCTGCTCTTGTTGATAAAGTCATTATTAGTTCCTCATAAATCTGATTGCATCACTTTCGGATATAACACTGAAATCAGTGAAACTACTTTCAAGTAGGCGTTCAGCCCATGAAATACCGCGCGAAACATCCCACTCTAATTTTTTTGGGTTGAACACCGAAAACGACAATAAATCAGAAGGATTTCCTCTGATTAGTTTTTGCTGGTTTTCGCCTACATTTGCTAAGTAATATTGAAAACTCATTTTTTATCCTCAATAAGCTCAACACCTTCCGGTACTTTGATTTTACTACTTAGTTTACGCATTTCAAGTAATAACTTCTCTTTTTCATGAATTGGTGTTTTTGGATCTCTGAATTTTTCATAGAGTTTATGCAACAACCCATTTTTCACATCAAAACTTTGCTGCGTATGGTATTGCATTTCAAAAACATCACCATCTTCATTTTGGATAAATGTATTAACGCCTTTATATGCGCTATCGTTCTTCCAAGTGTTTTTGACTACGATAGTTTTATACCCTTTGATCGCTAACAAGTACTGCATGGCCTTATAGCGAGTAACAAAATCCCCCTCCTTGAAAACGGTCGTGTACCGAATAGCATCACGAATTTTATTCAGCGACAGAGATCTGGAAAACCCATCTGCAGCCTCATCTTCAATTTTTCTCTTTATTGAATGCGGACTTTTTAGACGATTTTCTAAACCAACAAGTTTACCACCTGCCTTTGTAGCGATATTGTTAATATCTGCCGTAATTATCGGTTCTATTTTCTGCGATTTTTCAACAAGCTTATCAACCGAAAGTGACAACTCCTCTTTAATTGGTTCTGATGGCGCTTCTTGCTCGTCACTTGAAGTTTTAAGCACATCGCCAAGATAAGGAATGGCAACGCATCTACAATTAAAATCGTGTCCAGGGTGTCCTGTGTCTGCTGGCGGATTAGCGTATTCAAAGACTTGACCGTCTTTTTCTGCGTGGCTTTCACGCACTCGCTCATCACCCGATGTACTCCAAGTGTATTTTGTAACCCCTACATCTTCATGCCTTGCTTGCGTTAGTGCAGCGTTTAGCTTTGAAGATTGGTCACGAGCAATAAATATCGCTCTCTTTTCGGTTGTTTTACCGATGTCTTTAATCTGTTGCACCAAGTCTTTATTCAGTGTTCCATTCACCATTGCTTGAGTGACTGCATTTTGTACCTTGTCAAGGTATTGAGAACGAATAGACTTGATTAATTGAACGTTGGCAGTAGTCATCGCATTAACTTTCTCAGCTATGCGCGGGCTATTGCCTAAATACGCACTCAAATCAATTCCAGTTTGATTTTTTAAGTTCTTTGATACTTCCTGTTGGTTTTGGATATTTCCTCGACTAACAAAGCCTTGTGCGATTTTTTCGTCATCTACCGAATGGTCTTTATTTTCGAAGCGTTCCAATACTTTAAGTAGAGTTTTAACACCAACCGCAAGAAATCCGCTGAAATCATCCATAAAAAAAGAGCCATTAGGTTTTTCTAAGGCTCTTTCAACAGTATCAGTCATTTCTTTGACTTGTCGCTTGAGTTCGGTTCTATACCAAAGCTCCGTTCTCTTGCTCACTTTCAGCGTTTTGAATTTCTTCGCTTTCGTCTTTTGGTTCTTCAAAATCTCCGGCAAGTTCATCAGCATTATTCATATCCTCAATGTCATCAGCCGAGATATTGGCAAACAGTCCGCTTTCTCGTAACTCATTCGCTACTTGTTGTTCTGTTACGATACCGTTCTGAATTAGTGTATTGGTTGCGGTTGCGAACGTGTTCAGCATATTGATTTGTTGCTCTTGCTTAACAACGGTTAAAGGTAAGAATTCAAACCACCAATCTTCAGGCTGTCCATCAAACAATTCACCGCAAATTAAGCTATCAATAACTTCCAAGACCGGTCTCAATCTCGCCTCTTGCAAGCGATGAATTGACTCATGGTAGTTTTGAATGTCCTCATCGCCACTAGCCAAACCAGAAACAGACTGACCAAACAGGATTGTAACTGGCATATCTGCCGCACCAGCTACTGCATTACGAAACTCTGTAATAAGGTCTTTTAATCCACCAAACGAGAGTTCTTTGCGGTCGTATTCGTTTTCTTTATCAAGTAGTAAGCTGTTGGTCGATGATTTAATAGCTTGAACTGCACCGATTATATTTGCTACTTCGTTTTCAAATCCGCTAGCAATCTTGTCGGATAATCCCTCAATCTTGAAAATATCAATCTTGCTTTCAAAAATAAGGTCACCAACATTAGCGGAGGCAATATCAAAGCGTTTCAGTGCATCAATAATCTTCTCCAAGTCAGATATACCCCAAATACCGTTATCAGATAACGGAGCATCGTTAGCGTTCATAATCAATAATCTTGAATGATGAACGATTAAAGGTTTGTCATCTCCACTGATTGAATAGGCTTTGTATTTACCGAAATTAGCATCGGTGATATTCGTCTCTCTATCGCCTGCTGTGCCGATTTTCCACTTAGGCAATATAATTAATCGCTTTAGCTTTTCAGTCGGTCTCAATGGCGTGTTTAAGTTTGTTGCATCAGTAACAATTAGTAAACCAACCGAACCATAAAGACTTGACCACTGCAATGCTTTAGTTAGCGTTTCACGAAGTTTAATTCTTCGTTCGTATTTAGTGAAAGCATCTAATTGTTCTGAATCAAGGTCGTTAGAGAAAACATCTCGCCACGCCCTTGTCATATCTTCTGGGCGTTTGATACAGATTTTATTGGCGATCCAATTTTCACACCATAACGCCTCTAATTCATCTCGCTTTTCAGTTAGCATTGAATTAGCAACGTAATTAGTCTGCCCTTGCTTTAATCCGAGCTTTAACGCCAGAGATGCTATTCCGTCAAAAAATTTCATATCTATAAATCCAATAATGATTTTGGTTTTGTTGGTGCGTAACACATCACTAACGCATCAGCCATATTTGGTGACGGTATGCCACGTTTTCGCATATCCTTTTTGCTTTCGACTTTAACCCGTCCATTGTTATCATAATCAACTCTAGGGCGAGATAATTCAGCTTTAAGATATTCAAGTTCTTTAATGCTACTTGATAGGCTTATTAGTTCATCATCAGGATAAACATCACCATGCTTGATTGCTCGATAGGTTTTGTAAAATCTATCTCTTAACGACCACCAAGATTGAGCTTTGATATTTGAGAACATATCTTGATTCTTCTTACCTTTGATATATTCACGCTCTGGATAAGCCACCGAACCGCCAGCATTAAACCCCTCAACTTGAATTGTTTTAGGTAATCGCTTGAAGTGAGCTTTTACACCAGCACCAACACCGATACTATCGAAAATAATTAAGTCAGCACTGAAATTAACCGCACTTTGATTTGTTCGATTGGCTGAATCAATAACATCGCCATTTTTCCAAACATCAACATCAAGAACGACTGAGCCATGTACAAACGCATTTGCGTTACTATCCACGCCCTCGTCCGCCACGTCAAAGCCGACTTTTTTCAATCCCTTACTGGTGAAGCCAAGTTTAATATGAGCATCTACCGCAGCATCAATCCATAAAGGCTTAATAATTGCCATATCTGAATCAGCTACCGGCTCGCCCTCGTAAACGTGTCTGTAAAGCTCATAGTCACGTTCTCGCATTTGCTCCATATCTTCCATTAATTCTTTTGGAAAATATGGGTTATCTTGCCAATTAACCAGTACAGAAGAACATCTATCTGGCGGATTAATCACAAAACGCTGATAAGTGTCGTCCAGAATGTTTTTAGGGTTAAAACTGACAATAATCTGTGACTTATCTTCTCGAATAGTAGGAATTAACACATCCCAGCTTTCTTTTGATACATTCTCACCCTCTTCAACCCATACAACATCAATACCTGTCATTGATTTGATTGAAGTAATGTTTGTTTTAAGCCCTGCGAATGTAAATCTTGAACCGTTTCGACCAATGATTTGAGTTTTCTGTACCTCAAAGAAGTTTTGAAGTTCTAATCTTTCTATCTGATCAATTAACATCTGAATAACCGAGTCAGATATGGACTTTTGAATTTCACGACAACAAAGCACTCGTGTTGGATTGTGGTAAGCTCTAATAATTAACGATCTCGCTATATTAAAACTCTTACCCGAACCACGACCGCCATAGAAGATAATAAAACGCCACATATCTTCAAATAACGCTCTAAACTTTGTCGGAAATTTAATATCAAGGCTCATCGCTAAATGTCACGTTGATTACTGTCGGTAAAGGTTTGTCGCCAGTGGTTACATCTAATTTATCTTTAAACATTCCTAAGTGCTTACCTAACAACTCTAAGGCTTTATTCACACTAGACGGCTCATAGACAAATTGAGCAACATCATCACCAACGAATTCACCATCTTCTGATTTTCTTGTTTGAGTGATAACCACCTGCTTAATGCCGGATGACTTTTCAATGTTTTCAATCAACATACGAATAACATCATCTTGAGTTATCTGCACTCTACTTGAGCGATTTGATTGAGCCTCGTCAATGGCACGCTTTATTTCAGGTTTCTTCAGGTTTTCTTCACCTATTGAATACGCTGTTTTTTCGCTATAACCAGCTCTAATCGCTGCTTGAGTTGCGTTAAGGTCTATTAAGTACTCTTCAATAAACCGCTTTTGTTTATCAGTTAATTTCACCACGCCTTTAGACGTGGATTTCTCTTTCACGTCTGACATAGGGAAATCCTTTATTTGTTGTTCTTTGTGCTTTCAATCCACTTATTAATGTTTGTGATTTGACTAGCACACATGTCACGCTCACCTTGCACTATGATTAAATGTTCTACTGCCTCACCGTATGTACTACCAGTGAATGGAGTTTTAATACAAGGAGTTAAGAAAGCTTGAGGCGGATAAATGTATTCGGTCTTAGTTGTCACCTTATTAGTGCAACCGCTCAATAGCATCGTCATAGATGCGAGTGTTATAACAAGGCTGTGATTTAATAATCTTTCTGACAACTTGCACTTTGTCTTGTGTTGTTTGTTTAATTTCATCGTTAATAACTCGCTGTTGCTCTACTGCTTGGCGCTCTGTCTCAATCGTATCTTTTAACGACTGGTTAACCTTTTCTTGTTCTGCGATAAGATTAGCCTGTGTTTGGTTTTCGGCTCTTAAGTCATTTATCGCCACGTGCTGATACCAAATCCAACCACACAGGCTAGCCAATACTGCAAGGTAAATCAGGGTTGATTTATTAACCATTCCACCCCTCCATACTAATCCACCATTAACGCACGAAATAATCTACATCGGTCATCTAAACCATTGGTGCCACCATTGATCCTAATCGTTACCTTTTGGATCGAATCAATAGATGCCAAGTCGTTAAAAATCCAGTACCAGACTGCCGCTTTGACCGCTAAGTCTAAATTACTTGATACTTCTTTAGGGCTGATCGTATCGCCTAACCAACGGGCAAATCGGATATAGTTATCCTTACCAGTGATTTGAATTAATCCACGGCCACGATAATTCCAGCCGTCCATCGTTTCTTCTGGTCCATTACCCATTCGATTAGCATATACTCGGCTTGCAATATTTTCTGGCTTGCGTTCGTACTGGCGAGCAATATTAAGATTCGGGAAATACTTACGGAAAACTCTCATCAATCCATCTGCTGAGTAATTTAAGTTTTCGCTAAAAGTGGTAAATCCAGCTGTTTCGTGTCCGCATTGAGCAAGAAACATCGCTTGTTGTTGTTTGTTATAACAGCCAGCTAAATCAATATGCTTTGATATCGCCTGATAAACTCCTTTGATTGCTTTTGGAAAAACTTTATTGAATGTCGTTTCTGGAATAATCATTGTCATCTTTGTCAATCCTACGATTAATAAACTTAAACAAGAATTCGCGTATTTTTTCGGTCCCGACAAACCCAATCATTGTGCCGAAAAAAGCTGAAAAATCTGCGTGTCCGAATATATGAGTACAAATAGGCACTGCCACGCCAGCAATCGATGCGCAAATTGCTGCATCAATTAGCATATAGCGGAATGACGGTTTCTTTCGCATAAAACCCATACGCAAAAGTGACATTATGATGGCCGCACCGGCACTTTGAATTGAGCTACTGGCAAGATTCATTTGCAACCACGCCCAAATCAAAGCCCATACATCTGGATCTTTCATAGGCATTCTTTTTTTTACCTCAAATAAAAAAGCTCATAAGTAAACTAATACCTATGAGCTGAATATATGGCGGACGATACTGGATTCGAACCAGTGACACACAACTTAACAGGCTGCCACTCTACCATCTGAGTTAATCGTCCAATAAAAAACCCCGACCGCTTTCGCAATCGAGGCTATATTAAATTTATTTCGGTGTTCACTACTTACAGTGCGACCACCTTATATCAGTATGATAGGACAAGTTGACAAGTATGTCAATATATAAATAGAATTTTTTTAATA